CTCTTATTATGATCATCAATAGCTTTAGAATACCAAATTAGAAATTCTTCCAAAGAAGCGTTTTCTAAAATATCAATTTCAGTAGCCAATTTCTTTCTGCGATCACTAGCTTCTCCAGCTATAGGTTTCACAATGCTTACACTCCAATTCCAGTAATCAGGAAATTGACCTGGAGTAGATTCTGGAACCTTAGTTGAGTCCAAGGTAACAGCATTTTCATGACGATATTCCTGTTTCACAGTAGCTGATACTATAAAAGGAAATCGACGTTGTGCTGCACTAGGACAAGCAAAATAATGATGTGCATTCAAATTTCGAGTATTAGTAGTACCTATAACCAATTTTGCTTTTAAAGGTGTTTTACCTTTATTTTCTAAAGCCGCTTGATTTGGTACATACGGAACTGCATTAATGATTTGAAGGAACTCCATACACGAAGGATCTCCACCTTGAGCAATGTCTGGTTTCATAAATGCAATATCATCAAGTATGATAGTATGCATATAGGTACAGAAATTGTCCCAAAACTCAGCAAAAGCGTTTTTAGTATAACGATAAGTAGAACAAGTTCTTAAACCGTTGCTAAGCGCAAAATAGATACATAATATATCTAACACAGTCGTCTTACCAATACCTGAATCTCCCTCCACAAGTAAAGAAAAAGGAACCTTTCTAGGTTCTCTAGCTCTTCTCTTTGTATTGTAATCAAGTTTCATGATTTCTAGCTCTGAGAGCATTTGCATAAATGTAAGCTTTTCTTGTTTGTTAAGATGTTTTGAAAATTTCTGAATACATCGTCCTTTTTCAATGGTATCTTCCAAATCAGCTAAAAAGCTACTTTCAACAAAATCAGGATTCTGATCCATTTCTCTAAATTGCATCTTCAGAGAAATAAATTTATCAGCCCATTCACCATATTCTGCACCATTGTGCAGTATTCTGTCAACTCTTCCAGTCATGTAAATTTCATATCCCTTTTCGCCAATAAAGGTTAAGGTATCTAAAATTACATAAATTAAATCAACATCTGATTTGTATTTTCGTCTTAGAGCAACTTCTTCCATCTTAGTATATCCAAAGGATCCAAAAGAGAAAACAGAATTGTCATGGGAAACCTTACAAAGAACATAAATGATAAATTTTTTAATTTTAATATATAATTCTGATTCTTTTATTTTATCATAATTTCCCAAGAAAAGACGAAAATCTTTAAGTTTCTCAAAACTTTGTAAAGTTTCCACTTCTTCATCTTGAGGATTTACATTAAATAGATTCTCAAAATATGTGGCTAGATCAGATTCAATAACATGTTGAGTTAAAGATTTGGTACTCATCATTTGAAAGTAACCAATACTGCAGAAGAAAATATCCACTATAGTAGTGGATCTCTTCAACATAGCAACATACCAGATCGTTTGTTCAATGAGTTTTTTATTTTTATTCGATATTTCAATTTTAAGACTTTGTACAACAGAATTGACATAGACTTTATTGATTTTTGGATATTTTCTAGATTCCATAGATCGTGCGATATTATTCTTAGTTTTCTTTTTATATTCTTTCGCTTGTATTGGTCTAAAATCGATAAGAGACTTATCGAATACTACACATAGGCAGCATAAACCGAAAAAACTTAAAATTAATTTTGAGTAGATTATACCCAAAACAAATAAAAAGTTGTAAGGGAAACCAATGTAATAAATCACTACTTCAAGAGTGATAGAATACACAAATCCAACACAGCAGAAAAAGTCAAATCTTTGAAGATCAGTAATAGTTTCCATTGCGGTAAATTTATTGCACCAACGAATGTTTTTTAAAACATACATTGATTTACCACGGTAGATCAATTCTATATAGTGACATAACATCACTGAACCAACATAGAGAGAAAAAATTAAAAGAATTTCGGCTATAAGATTCATAGATGTTGGG